GCAGAATAAGCAAGAGCACAACTTTGTCAGTGATGGATAGTGTTATCATGGCTGTAACGTCCGGTATTACGCTGACTGTTCCGTCCACTGCGGAAGACGGGCAGTTCTACTGGATAAGAAACGTTTCTGGTGGTGATGTGACCATAGCCGGAACAAATCTTGTCGGCTGGAATTCCGGGGAGGTCAGCACTTCGATAGGTCTGGCCAAGTCAAAGGCGGCAGCAATGTATTATGACAAGGTTAATAACAGGTGGTTTATGAACTGGATTGATTGTTGGAATTAAAAATATAAATTATGAAAATAGATTTTACAAAATTTCCTTGTTACACAGGGATAAAGAAGGATATCAGGGTTGAGATGGATATTGCGGAGTCATTGGCTAACGCCATATACACAAATGTTCCGGGCATAGCCGCCAGTTCTCTGGCTCATAAGATTTACTCTGGCAAGGGAGAAGTAGATTACGATGAACGGGAAATACGAATTATACGTGATTGTACACCGTTGTTTTCGGGAGTTTATGCGGATTCCATAAACGATTATTTGGACACAAAAGAAAAGGAGGAATCAAAATGAAAGAATTATGGCAATTAATCAAGATGCTGTTCTCAAGCAAGCCGGGTAATTTCGATAATCCTCAGATGCTTGCCATGAAGCATTATCCTTTCAAGGGATACCGTTTCATGATGTGGTGCGGACGGATGATTTACCGTATCGAGAACAAAGAGAATATAGAGAAGTACATGCAGACCTATGCGGGTAAGGAGAGTATGACGCACGAGACCATACACCTGCGCCAAGCACAGTTTGCCGGCTCATGGGTAAAATACTACTGGCGGTATTTTGTCGAGTGGGTTAAGGGAAACCCTATCTGCCATCCTGCGAGTTCGGCATATTATACCATCTCATACGAAATGGAGGCGTATGCCAACGAGAGCAATTTGGATTATCCCGTGAACTATGACGGAAGCAACCTTACCCGGTACAAGATAAAAGGTGGCAGGAAGAAGCTGTACAAGTCGGTTGGAGGAACATCTAAAGCATGGATGGCTTATATAAAAACATTATAATAATTAGAAA